GAGTTACCCGCAAGGGCAAGGCTCAACAACAAACGCTCATGCTCCGGGCGATACTCCTTCATCTCCTCGGTGAGCTTGTAGTTCATGTCATCCGCGACACGGATGGCGGCGTCTTTCTTCTCTGCTGTCTCCTTGCCGATGATCTTTGTCTTGACGGGACCCGCTGCCGGGAAGGTCTCCATGATGGTTTCAGACTGGAACTTGACCGCGCTCTCCATCAGGAGGGGGTGAAACACACCACACGCGCCCGGCCACGGCTCGGTACGGTCTTCGTACCGAATGCCTAAGATCTTCAAACCCTTCACGTACGTATCCAGCCAATCTTTGCGGCTGGAGAGGTCCTGTTCGTACTCCCCGATCAACTCGGAGGCCAAGCTCTGTAGCTCGTTCTCACCCATGAACTCAGCGAGGTTTGCATCGAAGTCTTCTGCTCGGGGTTCCGCTTTCTCAAGCTCGATCTCCACCCCATCAAAGCTAATGCTCATCTCCTCGGGGTCCACTACCTCAATCTCAATCGGCGCTTCTCCAGCAGCCAGAGCATCGAGGCCGAGCGGGGCTTCGTACAAACCTTTGTCCATATTCGCAGCCATTTAAATCTCCTAATAAAACCCTTCGCGCCGGTGGCTTTTGAAGTATCGAGTTGGCTCCGGCTCGTCGGACGGCAGGCGTATGAAGCCCCCTTGTCTAAAACGTAATAAAGCTAGCGTCGTCGCATCGACCAAGTCGTCGTGTGTGCCAGAGGGAAAATCATTACATTCTTCAACGACTTCCCACGCCCAGCGACGGTCAGGCACCCAGACTATACCCGCCGAGAAGAGATCCGTCACCGCGTTGACCCGTGAAATCTTGTCCTGCCCCTTACCCGGGGTGAACTCACTGATCGGAACGCCCATCCGCCGCATCTCCTGATACAGCGCCGCACCGTTGGATTTCTTCTCCACGATGAACGTGTCGGGGTTCCAGTTTTTGTACTCCTCCAACACCAACGCCTTTAGCTCGGGGAATTCGAGACGCTCTTTGATGCTGTTGAGGAGAATGATGTTGTAGTTCTGAGTCTGCTCGTGTTTGAAGACACCCCATGTCAGCAGGGCGTTGTAGTCCGAGCGGTTGGTCTTTTCCTGAGCGGCGTCGAGCGACATGATGATGTGCTCACAAGCAGGAGGGTTCTCTGGCTCCCACACCTGCCACCATTCCCTTTTTATCAGTGCTCCCTCTTCCGAGGTCGGCTCCTGCATGTACTGGGCTTGCCAATACCGCACATCCATACTGGCCTTTTTCGCCAGCAACTCATCGATACTCCAGAAGTCAGGCCAGAGCGGTTCATCGTTCAAAATCGCAGGAAATTCCACGACTTCCCACTCATCTGCCCCGTCTTCCTTCGTCATGTGATCGACGATCTTTCCGGTCAAATCCATCTTCGACCACCGGGTCATCACCACGATGATCGCGCCACCCGGCATCAGTCGCTGGACGGGGCCTGACTGGAACCACTCCCAAGCTGGTTCAAAAACATCTGCGCGACCTTGTTTAGCTTCCTGTTCTGAGTGGGGATCATCAATAATGAACAGATCAGCGCCTCGACCAGCAAGAGCACCGCCAACACCGATAGCAAAATACTCACCATTAAAATTAGTACCCCATCGAGAAGCAGACTTGCTGTCAGCTTGCAAAGAGACGTTAGGGAAGATGTCACGGTAGCTCTCCGATCCGACTAGGTTTCTGACTCTTCTACCAAAATTCACTGCGAGGTCCGCAGTATGAGAGGCCATGATGACCTTTTTATGAGGGTACTTCCCGAGGAACCATGCTGGGGCTAAGTAAGAGATCATTTCCGACTTGCCATGACGGGGGGCGATGTTGACGATCACCCGTTTTTTCTTCCCTTCGGCAATTTCCTCGAAGATTTTCGCTAATTTCCGGTGGTGGGGACCCACTTTGTAGCCGGGATACACGTGATTGATGAAATCTAGGAAGGAGTCTTTGCCTAATTTCTGTGTGATCTGGCTTTGGTAGGCTTTTAGGAGGTCGGCAACGCGCCTTTTCTCCTTGTCCGGCATCGTCGGCAGGGCAAGTTTGAGCTTTTGCAGGTTTTCAGGAGTTAATTGCACAGGTTTTAGACGTTTGGCGTCGTTTCTTCGCTAATAACCCTGTACTCAATGCCATCCAGCACCGACAAAAGCTCCTTTTCGACCTCTTCGATGGGCTTCACTTGGTGGGTGATCTCGCTGCGCTTCTTAAATGCGTCCACACCATCCACTTCACCCAAGGCTTTCAAGGCCTGAATGCGGGTTTTGCTGTCGGGGGCGGCTTCAATCTCTTCCAGCAAGCCGTTAATCACCACGTTCTTCAGTTCAATCAGATCTTCAACGACCTGAAAGTTGAGTCGGGTGACGAGTCCGGCCAATGTGGCCTTTGTGGAATCCCTGAGTAGCTCGAACTGGGGCCGGGTCTTCGGGTCTTTTATAAGCTGCACAGCAATCTGTTGAGCCTTATCCAGATCTTCCTCTGTCGGAATGACCGGTTCGCCCGTTAAGTTGCTGATTTCAAAGACAGTTTTAGCGATCCCCTGCAGTTCATCGTTAGGGGTTAACTCCGGCAGAGCGTCTGCAGAGTTCTTAGGAAGGGGGATGCCCTCCTCAATTTCCGGCACTAGCGGTTCGCGGTCCATTCTGTCTCATGCATGGGGCTTGGCCCAAGTTGTGAGCTATATACCACAGAAAAATGTATGGAACCAAATTTAAAGCCGGGGGGGTTTCTATATAGAGAGGGGTGGGGGTCGAGTTGCAACGAAATTGCATCGAAGAGGGGGGTGGGGGGTCTGCAATAAAGTCCGGTTACGATTCCGGAGTACTTTGTCGAGACGCAACCTGCGGGTAGCTACGCAGTGGGCCAGTACCGATTTAGGGGGGAGTTTAGAAAAGTGTGGGGTCGTTTGTATAGATCTAGGGGTAAGGGGGCGGGCGGCAGGAGGTAAACGTATAGCGGGGGGTGGCGGGGTAGTGGGGGTCGCGATAGCCAGAAGTTGACCAATTCCATAAGATAGGTTGTAATTATCTCACGCGGCGACGGCGAACAGTCGCAAACGGAGAAGACAAATGGAAAAGCTTGACGCAATGGTTGATCTGGTTCGTGCCCTCGCGAAGAAGTGCGAAGACATGGAGCGATACAAAGATAGCTCGGAGTTATACGAGAAGTGGTATCGCGAAGAGCGAGACGCAAACCGCAAGCTTCGCGAGAAGCTGGACGAAGCAGGGATCAACTACTAATCAACACGGGGCAGGACTGCCAACTGCCCCACCTTTTAGGAGAAGCGTCATGAGTTATTTCAATATGGAAATTAACATAGATCAGCACGTGAACGTTGAACTCGACACCGAAGAAGTGTTGGGCAACATGGACAGCGGAGACGTACTTGAATACGTCAGCAATCACTACAGCGGCGACAGCGTACTGCGTGCTCTGGATCGTGACGAGGTGAACGAGTTTGTGCTGTCACGCATGGATCACGACACGCTGCAGAGTGAGGTATTGAAGAACTGTTCGATCTCCACACTGCTCCGCGCTATCGCCGACAAGTTGGACAATCAGTAACCACCACGGGGCGGGACTTCCCACCGCCCCACCTTTTAGGAGAAGCATATGAAGTACGTAATCACTCAAGAGCAGATGGAAGAGTTGGGAAAGATTCTGCATGACTTGGGCCGCCTCGAAATTGTGTTCAAGCCTGCAAATGGTTCCGGTTTCTTGCGCGATACTTCAAGACGCCTGTACGGATTACTTCAGCGCATCGAGATGCAAGATGTGGAGGACGCAACATGAGCATGCATCCTTTTGAAGTATCAAACAGTCTGTTTGCCTACGGTTTCTGGTTCACGTATTGGCGGCTGCGAAACGAGTACACATACACCAGATGGGAATCCTTGTGGCTGATATGGATTGGTCGGAGTTACCAGCGCCACATGGATAAGTTGCACGAAGACGTTATGTTCGACAAGTAAGGAGAAAGCACATGATTCAGTTAGACCTACCACTCACCAAACCTGACGCTGTGCTCATGGAGCGTGACCAAATCCTCCGCTATCGCCTGATCGTTCTGCGCAAAGGTGTGGAGCTTGAGCAGATGGGAATGAAGAAACGTGGCAGAAGCTGCGCGGCAATCGCCAGAGAAGAATTGGGAATGCCGAAGAACACGAAACGCACTGACCTGATCGCTGCGCTCAACGCACTGATCGAAGTGTTTAAGAATTGATTCTCCGTGGGCCGGGACCTCCAACCGGCCCTTTTTATTTGGCCCTCGCGGGCCTTTGATACCAGTTATGTGTTTGTGTGCGCGGGAGGGGGCGGGGGCGCGTGTGTGTTTGCCTGCGTGTGCGTGAGCACGAGGTTGACTCATACCATAAGGTTTGTTCTAATACATACACGGCCACGGTGGCCGCAACGGAGAAAAGCAAATGATGACGATAGCTCAAGCTGACAAGCTAGTCGGTGGACTATCCGCGCCTAGCAAAATGCCATGCCACTCTTTTTCGATCAGTGCATTCGAATGCATGACGGGGTCGCGGCTCCGCAAGATTGCTGGCTCGGTGTGCTCGAAGTGTTACGCGCTCAAAGGGCGCTACGTGTTCCCGAAAGTACAGGCGGCGCTAAATCGTAGACTCGGGGTGCTTGCTCGTGCTCTTGCCGATAGTATGTTCCGGCTTCAGTACATTGGCGCGATGGCCCTATTGATCAAGCGGAACCCGTTTTTCCGCTGGCATGACTCCGGCGACCTGCAGAGCAAAGCACACTTCAAGCTCATTTGTGACATCGCCCGTGCCACGCCCGACACCATGCATTGGCTACCGACGAAAGAGGCAAAATTTGTGCAGGGTGATATTCCGGCCAACCTGATCGTCCGATTGTCGGCTCCGCACATCGACCAGCCTGCACCGGCTTCATTCGCGCACACCTCGACTGTCGTGTCGGACAAAGCGCAGGCCACGTGTCGGGCATTCGAGCGAGGCGGTAAGTGTGGGCCTTGC